CATGCAGTGAAGTGGAAAATGGTTCGTAAGGCCGTTGACGTTCAGGACGCGGCAGCCTACCAGGGCGCTTGCGCCCCTTGGACTCGTTGCAATAACTGTCCCCTTGCTGAAAATTTTAACAAACAGGAGAAAGATAAATCAGCTGATGGGGACACCAGAACGGATATTACCCGCATGGATGACAAGGAGTTGCACGATTTTCTGCACAGTATGAACAAAAAAGAGCGCCGGGAACTGGCTGCAAGGTTACGCCTGGTGAAACCGAAACGGCGTAGAAACTACAAACAGCGAATTACAGACCATCAACGACAGCAGCTCGTCTATGAACTGAAGTCCAGAGGATTTGATGGCAGCGAGAAAGAGGTAGATTTACTCCTTCGCGGTGGCAGTATTCCGTCAGGAGCAGGCCTGCGTATCTTCTATCGGAACCAGCGTCTGAAGGAAGATGATAAGTGGCGGAACTTGTATTAATTACGCGGGTTAACAATTCGTGCTCTTAATAATACCAGGCATATCAGGCCGATGAACGTAAAAAAACGTTTTACATCAGTAAGATTATTATATACTGTAAATATAAACAGTGGTTATGTATACAGTATTGCTTTGGTGTTATAGGAGGAAAGATGCAGGACTATTTTTTGGAGTCTTTGAAGCTCCAGCGCATTGATTTTTTTCTTAAGCTTGTAGCGGCTAGTGAGTGTAGTGATGAAGAGAAGGGGCTGGCTCTGCAGTGGGTTTCTGAACTAACAGATGAACTCATGGCAAAAATCAGAACCCACGAATACAACCGCTCAATGGATGTCATCAGCTGAGGTGACTTTTATGCGCATTGAAATAATGATCGATAAAGAGCAGAAGATTAGCCAGTCTACCCTGGACGCCCTTGAATCCGAGCTTTACCGCAATCTGCGCCCCCTGTATCCCAAAACGGTAATTCGCATTCGCAAAGGTAGCTCTAACGGTGTGGAACTAACCGGACTGCAACTGGACGAAGAAAGAAAACAAGTGATGAAAATTATGCAGAAGGTGTGGGAAGACGACAGCTGGCTGCATTAAGAAACGTTGCTGGCGTCTGAAATTGCTTCTGGCGTCAGCAAGGTTGAACAACGAGTACAGTGAGGCGTTAGGTGTGGCGTTTATTTGATGAGTGAACGCCCTTTCTGCGACAGGTTTGGAGATTAAGGTTGAAACTACGGGCAAAATACCATCTTTTTCCTACTTAATTGAGTCCAGTAACAAGTTACAGTTACTCTCATTGTAGAGAGAACGAGCAATTAGTGTTACCTGCTTTCCATTCATTCCCGGCTTATCCCATAACACAGCTTCTTGCGACGCCACAAATTCAGCATAATCAATTATGCGTTGTTCGTGATCTGGTTCCTCATAGCCAAAGTATGAGAGCGCATCGTTGTAAGCGTGGTAAGCTGCTTTCTGTAATATCTTGATATCGGCTGTAGGTACTTGCTCCGTGTAGCTAGGATCTAATTGTGTGCTACTGCCATAGAATGCACATGAAAGGTAAGATATTGATTTCTGTTGAGCTTTAGTTCCTTTCTCATAGTTTTTAGCTGTTACCGCCTGAACTGGGACGCTAACAAAGCTTGCAACCAGAATTAAAATTAATACGTAAAAGCTTTTCATTTTGACCTCAGCCGAAACGTTAGAGAGACTATCGAAGTTTGTAAAACCCGTGGCGATTCAGTTTGAGATCCTCCCCCTTACATGATTTTTAATCAAATATATGCTTTTGTAAGCATACCTGTTAACCGAATTATTCATTTTTAGAGATCTTCCGACATACTGATTATGCCCGCTGAGGAGTTCACCTTGCGTAAAGTCCGATTCGCTTTACTCGTCTGTGCATGTCTATGCTGCATGAGATTGCATGATCGTTTGAGGATCGTTTTTGCTAAGGCCCGCCAGAACTGGCGGGCTTTTGCGTAGATTATGCACCTGCATGAAAACCACTACATAAAGCGGGCAGGCGTGGCGGGGATACGAGCGCGCGCCACAACATATTGTAAATATGGTGTTAATTACGTTATTATTATAACACATAGATTAATTCTTCGATGAGATAAAGGAGTGTCATGAAATATTCAATTGATAAATTGGTTCATAAAGATGAATTTAATAACAATTTCGAAATTGACCTTGGAGGGAGAAATTTAATTATTACTGGTAATAATGGTTCGGGAAAGACAAATTTATTAAAAAGATTGTATTCTGTTTTAGAGCAGAGATTGGTTAGTATAGGGGATAATACCTTAACGAAGGCCATAGAAAAGCTGAACGAAGCTGAGGAACAATTAAGGAAACGTTTGCCTGGTGATTCATTATATGATTATTTTCTTAAACAGAAGAACGAAGCTACAAGGTTTATTGATAATGAAAAGAAATTTTCAATAACTTTTAATGATGAGAGGGATTTCAAGGTTTCAATTCATGAAAGAAAATCAATCATCAGATTTTTCGAAGCAACGCGGCAGGCGAGTATACTAGGTGATGGATCTATCTCAGGGATGGAAAAATTACTTCAAGAACACAAACAGCTATCGCTGACCAAGGATTCAGGTATATTATTTGAACGCTATTTAGTCTCTTATTGGAACTACGGGTTGCTGCAGAAGGGAAGTGGGAATGATATAGAGGCTGAGCGTGTTTTCAGCTGGATAGAAAAAATAAATCAAGATTTGAAAGTGTTGTTTGAAGATGAGTCTTTAACGCTTGATTTTAATCTGGCAGAATTACGTATTTACTTAAAACAAAACGGTAAAGCACCTTTCAGATTAGATCAATTGTCGTCAGGTTTTTCATCAGTACTATCTATTTATGCGGATTTGTTAGTAAAAGTTGAACTTGAAAAACTCGCACGTCACGAAATTTCAGGGATCGTTTTGATTGATGAAATTGATGCACATCTTCATGTCACCCTACAGAAAAAGGTTTTCTCGTTTTTTAGTTCAGCTTTCCCAAATATACAGTTTATAATAACAACTCACTCTCCATTTGTTGTTCAATCTGTATCGGATTGTATTATTTTTAATTTATCCACTTTAGAAACAATGTACGATCTCTCTATGTATTCTTACACGTCAATTATAAAAGGATTGCTAGGGGAAACTTCAGAGTCTGACACTCTAAAAGAAAAAATTAAATTGTTGGAGTCAATTTATAACGATCAGCAAATTAATGTTTTAGAATTGCAGAAGGTAGTCGGAGAACTTGAGCCATATATTGATAAGATGGATGCAGCTTCGAAAGTAAAAATAGCCCTAGCTCAGAATAAAATCATTGAGATTCTAGGGGGGTAATTATTATGTTTAATGTTTCTAGGGTTGCTCCAGCCCCTGCCTGTTTAGCCCGTAAGACTTATAATGATCCTACGGTTGTTGCCGCGTTAAAAAGTATGTTCTTTGGTAAGTGTTATTTATGTGAGCAAGTTGATCTTACCGATCCAGAGATTGAGCATTTTACTCCTCATCAGGGCGATACATTGCTAAAATATAGCTGGGAGAATTTATTTTATTCTTGTCGTCGTTGTAATAGTATTAAAGGCACTCGACATACTAATATTCTAAATTGTACGGATTCCAGTGTAAATGTCACCAACGAGATTGTACATATATTACCGGGGATTAGCTCTGAAAGGGTAACTGTTCGTCCTTTTTCTTCAAATCCTAGCCAAGAGACATTAAATACAGTAGCGTTGCTTGATGAATGTTATAATTTAGACAATACAGGTTTGCGTGGTATTACGCGAGAAAATTTAATGGAAAAAATTTTTGACCATTATTATGAGTATATAAATGTTAGACGAGTGCTGATCACTAGAACTAGTATACAGAGTAGAATCGATGAAGCTATTGAAACACTAAAAATAATGTGTAACCCAAAATATCCTTTTTCAGCGTTTTGGGTATGGCATTTTAAGCTCGATGTTCGGCTACATGAGTTACGGCCTGAGGTTTTAGAGGTTATTGACGTGTAGATGAGTTTTTGCGCCTGCGTATGCAGGCGCGATTTTTTTAACTTACTATCATTTTATATGATACTACCGAACAATTCATAGGGGATAAAGTTGATAACTATTTGTCCCAGTCGATTATTTAATTCTTTCATTCGTTCTTGAAGGGGAATGAGTTCATTTCGCACAAAAACTCGACTCGCCTTCTCCACATCCCCAAATCCCCCGACATTATTTGGCATAATTCCCATCATCTGAGGCGGTACGCGGTGCGCAGCCATCATGTCATCGCGGCTGACATTTTTGATATTCAGAAACTCATCCTTCGCCGCGACCTCTGACAACGGGATAATCTGAAGCCCGTCTTTTTTGCCGTTAGGCGAGTACATAAACAGGTTGCGGAAGTTACCCGGTCCTTTGGCGCTTTTCATCGCGTTGCGGAGGTTGTTCACGTCCTCCTGGTTCTGCGCGGCATCGGTCATGTACATGATGAAGCCCGCATGACTGCCGTTAATGTAATACTTGCGACGGAACAGCGTGGCGGACTCATTGAGCAGGGCTGACGGAATAGCAGAAAGATAGCCGGGCAGGCCATAGATCTCCTGATTTATGTCCGGTTCCATCAGATGGAAAATGCTGCCTTTCGTGAACTGATACGGCTGCGTGGTCATGCCGTATTGCACAAACCAGTAGGTATCCAGGTCTAACCCGCGTCGGGTGTATTTTGCCAGCGCAGGTTCAAGGGCGATAACTTCACCGAAGCGGTTCGTGCGTTTCTCCAGATAGGCGTTACCAAATACCAGATAGTCCTGTACAAAACGCGAAAAAGCCTGTTGGCTGAGCAGCGGATGAGGGATATAGGTACTGGTCAGAATGTTGCACTTTACTGCAATCGGGGAACTGTGATGCACGGCAGCGCGGAAGGTGCGCGCCAGTCCGT